TGACTTGATGCGGAAGTTCGGTGACAACGTCGTCAACCAAGCCCAACCAGGCGACCGCTCGATCACCATTGGAGAGCGCGCCATCGTCATCAACGTGAATGGCTCTGGCGACCCAAGTAAGACTTCAGAACAGGTCATGCAAGACTTGAAAGAGCAGCTGCATGACATCGCAGTTAGTGCCACCACAGGAATCAAGCACTGATGGCCATGAAAGCTAGACGCCTTCGCGTTACCCTGTCGCTGCCGTATGGCGACGTCGTTTTGACCGAAGAGCTGAAAATGAACATCAGAGTTTTCAAGGCAGCTCTGGCAATTCAAAACAGGGCAAGTATTGATGTCGTCGGTTTGTCTCAAAAGCTCCGTGAGCAACTTCTCTCCCAGTTCACAGCATGGAACAAGCGCCTTGTAGAAACTGGACAGAAGAAGCAGGAATGGGTGAACGTCAAGATTGAAGCAGGATATGCTGACGAACAGTTCAACGAGACGATATCCACCGTATTTGTTGGTCAAGTAGTCCTTGTTCAACCGACCTCTCCACCCCCAAACATCGGCGTGCGAATCACCTGCTACTCACGCCAGATCGACAAGACAGCCTTCGTCAGCGCTCCTGCCCCGGCCCAAACGACGTTCTTTGGCTATGTTAAGTGGGCAGCAGAGCAGATGGGCTTTGGCTCGAACTTCGTTTGCGACACTTCGTACAACAATGTAATAATCCAGAACCCGGCACGCTCAATATTGACCAATGCCGCACTCCTTGTCGATATACAGAACATATATCGGCCAGATGTTGCGGCATTCATTGATGATGAGCTTCTCATTGTCAAGGATCGCAACAAGATCATCAACCTTGGTGATTCTGCAAACCTGACTGAGTTTGTCGGCGTTCCTTGCTGGACAGAGTGGGGCGTTGAAGGTACGGTCATGTACGATGGCGCGGTGAAGATGGCGCAGGCTGCCACGTTCACATCTTTGATGAACCCTTCGGTTAATGGCATTTACGTTACGACCGAATTGGAGTATGATCTTTCGAGTCGTGATAGACCATTCTATGTCAGAGTATCTGGAAGCCCGCCTGCATGAGTCGACAAACAATCAAATTCGAAGTCTTTGGAAGGGACTACAAAACAAAACAACTTTCTGCGCAACGCGCAATCGAGTTGATGAGGCCTGGCAGGGAGAATCACCCTTGCGAGCTTCTGGAAGAGACTTCAATCCTGGTCGGCGACAGTTGGGTGCAACTCAATGAAGAGTCTGCCATCAACTCGCACATAAACGACATAATCGGCGTGATTGCGCCAAGACAAGTCCTCCAGGGCGTGATGTCACTGGTGAACGAATACAACTATGGGTTCATTGAAAAATGGCGCGGCGTCAAGATCCCTAGCAGGTTCATTGATGGGTCTCAGTCCGCATCCAGCGCAAACGTTGATCCTCTCATTGCCCAAATCGTATCTGATAAGACCGCAACAATGAGGGAGTTGGAAGAGTATTATTCGCTGGAGGATGCATTCAAGATGTTTGACATTGCAGTTGCTCGCGGCGTCAACCAGGCACTATCCAGCGAAGCCGCTGCCAAGTCCAACGGCAAACGTTAATCCCTGTTTACTGACAACTCCATGACGGCTATAATATTTGGACTGTCATGGAGTCAGATTAATGGCCGAAACCAACCAGTCAACAACGTCAGGCCAATCCGGCGACTCAGCCCGTTTGGTAAATGCCCTTGACGCCCTATTCCGCGCACACGACATCAACACCAACAAAATGTTGCCTGCCATTGTTGTGTCGTTTGATCGTGAGAAAAATCTAGCAACAGTCAAGCCACTCATCAATTGGGTGCTGATGTCAGGGCAATCGGTTGAGCGCCACGAACTCGCAAACGTGCCTGTGATATCCCTTGGTGGTGGCGGATTCCACATCAGCTTTCCTCTCAAGCAGGGCGATCTTGGCTGGATCCATGCCGCTGATCGTGACATATCGTTGTTCAAGCAGAACTTAACTGCAAGCGCACCAAATACCGGTCGCTGCCATCGCTTTGATGACTCTATGTTTGTTCCAGATGTATTTCGCCAGTATAGCATCAAGTCAGAAGACGCTGATGCAATGGTTATTCAATCCACAAATGGCGCAACAACGATTTCAATTCGCGGCGACAACATCAAAATAACCGCGCCTTCGCAAGTGGTGATTGACGTGCCAGAAACCACAATCACTGGCAATCTGACAGTTAACCAAAGCGTTAACATCCTTCAGAATTTGAATGTCGCCGAAACCGCCATTGTGGCCGGAATCAACGTAAACACCCACGGCCACATTTCTTCGATACCAGGCGAACGCACCGCTGGAGACATGATTGCATGACAACGTCATACATTTACAACCTTGATACCGGGGCAATTGTCGCCGACACGGCAAGCGTCAAGAGCGACATTGAAGCTGAATGGCGCGCAGCCCTGGGGCAAAACATGAACGCGGACGCCAGTACGCCGCAGGGAACGCTTATCACCGCTGACACCCTGGCCCGTACTGGTGTGATGCGTAACAATGCAGAGCTTGCAAACTGCATGAACCCGACGCTGGCATTTGGCTCGTTCCTTGATGCAAACTGCGCCCTCCTTGGCATCGAGCGTGGCGAAAATGCCTCTACCTTTGGATACCAGCTGCGTGCCACAGGGAATGCCCAAACCTCTGTCGCTGCTGGTTCGCGCATCCAAGCATCCAGCGGCGACATCTATACGATCCTGACTTCATTTGTCATTCCACCGTCAGGGGTGATCAACACGGTGACGGTGCAGTCTGCAGAATATGGAGACATCCCGCTGCCGGTCGGCGAAATGGTGATCATCGACGGGACCATTGGCTGGGGTTCGATCACCGTGTTGGCCACAACTACACGCGCTGCTGGGCGAACTTCCCTAACCGACTCCAGGCTTAAGACCCGACGCAACAAGCAGCTAGCGCTCCAGGGCGTGGGATCTAGCAGGGCTGTGGCATCCAGGCTGCTGGAGGTTCCAGACGTTTCCTCTGCCATCGTGGTTGAAAACAACACAGGTGCCGTTGGCGAAGTGAACGGGGTCACATTCACACTTCCGTCTGCGCTCTGGGTGTGTGTGGCAGGCAACGCCAACAAGCAAGCAGTTGCTGAAGCATTGTATGACGCTC